GCCGTCTGCGCGATGCCGCCGGCGACCTGCACAGCGCCGCCAGTCGTCTGGAACGCCTTGCTGATGGCCGCCTGCGACTTGAGGGCCGAGTCACTGACTGAGTCGATCGCCCGCTTCGCCTGCGCCGCGCCCTGCTCCATCGGGCGCGCGTCCAGACCCAGTTCGAGAACCTCGGCCACTATGCACCTCGCTGATGTGCGCCACGTAGGCGCGGTCCATGGCCTTCAGCAGCCGGCACCACCGCCGGCGACTGGCGCCCTCGATGCCATGATCCTCGCACCACCGCGACAGCTCCAGCCATGACAGGCCCTCGCCGTCGCTGACGCTGCGGCCGTCCATCAGCACCGCCCAGGCTTCCCAGACGGGCACCAGGTCGGCGTCGAGCGTCGGCGGCTGTGTCGGTTCCTCGCGCAGCTCCTCGGGGATCTTCCGGCCCTTGCGCCGCAGCCATTCCCGCAGGCCCGCCTCGGCGGCCTTCTTGGTCGGGTCGTGGGTGCGTGTGAGCTGCCATCGCAGGGCCTGAATCAGTTTCCCGCGGCGCGGGCTTCCTCGTCGGCCAGGAGGGCCGCGCGGTCTTGGGCAATCCGAAGGATGCACTCCAGCAGGTTCGTCCACTCGGGCCGCGACAGCATCTGCGCCGCCTCGGCGACGCGGTACACCAGCGGCTGCCCGCCCACGGTGAGGTTGCGCGCGCCTTTCCAGAGCGTCTGGGCGACCGCCTGGGCGAGGATCGTTCGCTCATCGGCTGGCGACAGCCGGCGGTCCCGGATCTCAAGCAGGTAGGGCCTGCGGGCTTCCTCGAGGGCGCGCTCGTACTCGACGCCGATGGGGCAGACGAGCACCGCCGGCCGGTCCTCGTGCTCGCCGCGCGAGGCGACGGCAGACAGCGTCCCGTCCGGCTGCCGCGATAGCAGCCACCAGACACCGCCGGACAGCTTGCCGGCGTCGAGTTTGCAGGAGTTGAGGTCCATGCTCTGTAGCTACTGGCTCAGTCCCACCGCTGCAACCGGAGCGTGCAGTCCTGGGCCTGCGACCGATAGCCGCTGACCGTCATGGTGCGGAAGATGTCGCTGCCCGGACCCTGCACCGGCACCGACAGATCGGTGATCTTGGCCTGCGGAATGGCGAACGACCATCCGCGGCTGTTCGCGTCCGTCGCGACCAACCACAGGTCGGTCGCCGTGTTGCCAAGGAACGTCGTCTGGTCGTCCTGGGTGTCGAAGTAGGCCGACAGGTTGGCCGAGGCCGTGAACAAGCCGCGCGGCATGCCGACCGGGCCGAGCGCGGCAAGCTGCTCGCGCGGGCGGATGTTGTTGCTGATTGCCAGCGCCACCGACTGCGCAGGCACGTCCTGGCCGACGCCGCTGGCGTTCGACAACTGCACCTCCTGCACGCCGATCGGGTCGAGCGTCGGCGCGAAGGTCGGGGCAGCGTAGGTCGCGCCGGCGATGAAAACGTCCGTCGTGCCCGTGTTGCCAGTGACGATGCTGTCCTTGGCCTCGCACTGGAACGAGATGGTGGCGAGCTGGTTGACGGCGAGGTTGATCGACGCCGAGTTGAACACGACGCCCCGGTAGATGTGCGCCCGCTGGAGGTCCAGGTGCGCGACCTCGACGGTGAAGCTCTGCTCGCTCAGGGCGTTGGTCGCCCGCACGCCGCGCGTCACGGTCACGTTGCTGGGCGAGCCGGTGAAGTTGGCGACGCGGTCGACGGTCAGCGAGGTCGTGCCGACGGTGGTCACGCGCAGGTAGCCCATGTCGGCGGCGAGTCCGCCTGACAGCCGGATGATGTCGCCGACGGCGATGCCGTCGCCGGAGAAGCTGCCCGAGCCACGGGTTACGGTCTTTGCACCCGTGGTCGTCGTGCAGCTCGGAACCGACACCGTCGCCGTCACGAGCGAGTTGCTCATCAGCGCGAACATGGCCGCGCTCAGGCCCTCGCCGCTGGGCGAGTGCCGCAGCTCGCACGTCAGCGACCCCGTCGCACCGCGGCCGACACGGACCATGTCCTCGATGTTGCGGGTCTGGTTGATGACGTTGGACGGCGACTGCGGCACGCGGTCGGCCATTGCGTGAGCCGTCACCGGCAGCCGAAGCATCGCAGGAGTGGCGGGAGTCGTGCCGAAGGTGCCCTCGGCAACGATGGAGACGCGAGTACGGAAGCCGTCGGCCATGGTCAAATCGTGTAGTCAGCCTGGAAAGGAACGCGCACCACGCGCGTCACAGTGGCCGCCTCAATGTCCAGCGCACCGGACACCGTAGGCGGTGGGAAGAAGCGGATGAGGAACGGCGAGGACAGCTCGACGCCTCGGAAGGCACCGACCACCGTCTCGGCCAGCGTCAGCACGGCGGCGTCGCCACGCTCGCGCGGCTGCTGCAGGCGTACCTCCATCTCGCCGACCGTGCGCCAGCGGCGCGGGCGCCCGAGCGTGAGCTGCCGCTCCTCGCGCACCGTGACCGTCACGCGCGCCACAGGCTGGTCGCCGGCAAGGGCCGGGCCGTTGTCGTAGACGGTGTCGATGCCGCCCGGCGTGGCCACCTGGGCCATGTAGCGGCCTCGCACGGCCTCGATGGTCTGGGCCTGACTCATCGCAGGCCCCCGAAGACCTGGCGCAGGACGGCCAGCGTCGGGCCGACGACGCCGTTGGGTGCCTGACGGCTCCACGGCTTCTTGCCAGGGCCGCCGAACTCGATGACCTGGCCGTACGGCACAGGGCACGAGAACCACACCAGCGACGGCTGCATGAGCTGGCCGACGGTGGCCATCAGCTCCTGCACGACCTTGGTCCCGTTCGGGTCGACGCCTGGCAGCTCGCCGCGCGCCGGCACGTTGAAGGACGCCTGCCAGTTGCGGCGCATGTGGCCGCCGAGGTAGCCGCGCCGGCGCAGGATCGGTAGGCCGCGAGCGCGCCGCCCTGCGTTCATTGCCCAGCCTTCTTCGTTGCCGACCGGCGTGTTGAGCACGAGCTGCCGGATGGCCTCGGCGCAGACGCGCTTCTGGAACTCGACCGGCTTGCGGCGCAGGTTCTCGTCGGCCCAGTCGTTGAGCCGCGCCACGAACTGCTGCGGGCTGCTCACGCGATCACCTTCCCGCAGTCGCAGCGGTAGGCGGTCGTGACGCCCTCCACCTGGTACTCCTCGACCTCGATGATCTGGTACGGGTTCGAGGTGTCGAGGCCAACAACGATGCGGTCGCCCTTGTCCGGCACGACGGCGAGGCCCTGCGCCGGAAGGTAGAACGTGCCCGTGATGCTCTGGTCGATGCCCTGCGCGGCGTAGCGGTTGATGTCGCGCACCGGCCCCTCGGCAGTCCACGCCGTGGACGTGACCGTCTGCGTCACCGTGCCGTTGGCCGCGTAGCCCGTCGCCGTTCGCGTCTCCAAGGTGATGGCCTGGCCGAACGTCGCCGCCAGCTCCGTCTCCAGCGCGAGGAACTCGTCGGCGAGCGTCACAGGTCCATCCATCCCCAGCTCGACGACCCGCTGATCAGGCCGGACGTGGCGAGCATTCGCTCTGCCTCAACGAGCTGCGTCTCGGCGGGCTTCGTGCCGGCGTAGGTCACGGACTTGGACGAGCCGGACGCCGAGGACAGCGACTCGGACTTGATGTCGCCCGTCGTGCGCGTGGTCGGGTTGATCGTGACGCCCTGGACGTGCAGGGCCGCAAGCACCGCCGTCGCCTGCTGCACCCGCAGCGGCACCACGTCGCTGGCGATCAGCTCGCCGGCGGCGTCGTAGGCGTAGTCGCGTGGCCAGTCCAGGGCCTGCGTCGTCGAGTAGCGGTAGCCCACCCAGCGACCGCCGTAGCGCAGGTCGAGCGCGCGGGTGGCCGCCATGAGTGCCGTCTCCTTCGTCGCGTTGGTCGCCGCAGTCCAGGCCGCCGGCGTGCCGTAGTTCGTCAGGTAGGCGTTGGCGAACGCGATCGTGCAGTAGCTCGTCGCCGTGCTCAGGCCACTGCCAGTCTCCGCAACCAGCCCCGGTGCGTCCCAGGTGAGGTTGTAGGGAAACTGGTTGACCGTGACGAACTCGTCGAAGTTGTCGGCGTCGACCTGCGTGCCGCCGATCACCAGATCGCGGAACGTCAAGTCGTGCGGCGTGCTGATCGAGTCACGGCCCAGGATCAGCGACACCTGTTCCGGCACCGCCTCGGTCTGCACGTCATCGAACACAACGTCGAAGATCTGGCCTGCGGCGTCCTGCGGCGTTACTCCGAGGAACGGGTACTGCACGTTCTGGAGGCAGAACAGGCGCGAGTACATGCGGCCCCAGACACGCAGGCCCGTGACGCTGATGTTGTAGTAGCCGTCGTTCGCTTGCGCGTTCGGCTTGTCGACGAACCCAGAGACGATGCACTGGATGCCTCGGTTCGGATAGACGAGCGGGCCGTTGGTGTCAGCATCTGCGTCGCCGAGGTTCATCGCATCGCAGTCGACGATGCTCGCACCGCTGGAGTCGTTGACCGTGTTGCCGAAGTAGCCGATCTTGAAGCAGTTCGCGCGAGCCGCGACGATGAACGTGTTCTGGATCGTGATTCGGTGCGTCGGCCAGAACAGCTTGACTCCGTCATCCGCGCAGTAGCTGAAGCTGTCGCAGACCAAGCCAGCGTTGTCAGACAGGCTCTTGCGCCCAGGCTGGAACCCGTCCGAGTTGTACGTCCACGGGTTCAACCACTGCACGTTGCGCAGGTAGTGCGCGCCGCCGTACTGCAAGTAGAACGGCCACCGCACAAACGTCGGGCCGATGACGCGGCAGTTGACGGGCGAGGTGTTGACCGTGTCCGTGGCGATCGGGCAGTAACGGACCTGATTGGCGAACGCCAGCACCTGCTCTGCGTTCGCGCGCTGGGCGAGGCTGGTGAACACGCCGTGCCCTTGGATCGTGACGCCGGCCGTGTTTGCGCTGGTCAGCGTGCTGAGGTCGAAGCCCGCGCGCCTTGCCGACAGGATCGTGAACGTCGAGCCTGCCGTCGGGTTGGTCGTCCAGTTCGGCGTGACGTTGAGCGTGTTGGCCGTGCTGGTCGTGATCGTGCGGACCTGACCAACGCCCGTGCCACCCGAGATGCGCACCTCAAGGGTGTTGTACGCGCCTACCACCCACGGGGTGCCGCTGACGGTGATGGAGCTGGCCGTCGCGCTGGCAGCGGTGCCCGTCACGTCAGGGTCGGTAAAGATGACGACTGCCCCGCCCTGCGCCGTCACCGTGCAGTTGTCGCCCAGCACTAGGCCAGGAGTGACCGCGTGGACGCCCGGAGGGAAGTGCAGCGCCGCACCAGCGGCAACGCTGGTCTGCCCGGCGTAGGCCACGCTGCCCTGGGGAAGCTCTGGCTGCGGCAAGCTGACGAAGAGATTCAGCGGGCTGCGCCGGTCGCCGTTGACCTCGATGCGCAGCCGCCGGTTGCTCGGCACCACCACGCGTAGCTGCCCGTCCACGATGGTCTGCGTGACCCCGACATCGGCCGGGTAGACCTTGGCGCTGAAGATCGGGCCGTCGATCAGGTTGATGCGCACGTCGGCCGGCTCGTCGGCCCCGATCGTGATCCAGTCGCACTGGACTTCCTGACCGATGTCCCAGACCTCGTTCTCGCCCTGCGCCGTGAACGATTGCCCGTAGACGAAGCCGCTCGTCTGCGCTCCTGACACAGCCGCAGCCGTGACCAGGTACTTCTGGCTGCGCAAGCTGTCGAGGCCGGGGCTGGCGTAGATGGTGACGGTCATGGCGACGGCAGAGCTGCTGGGGTGAGTGTGTGACCCTGCCGCACGCCCCTAGGACGCGCAGCAGGGTCGGGCGCCGATCAGATCGGGGCGATCCACGCGCCGACGAGCTGCAGGTTCGCCGTGCCGCCGGAGTAGGTCGCAATGACCTGCAGACGGATGAACCGCTTGGTGCTCTGCGTCGGGCCTGCGCTGCCGACGCTCACGTTGTCCACAAAGAACACCTCACGCCCGTTCGCCGGCGTGGCGAACTCGTTGCCGGTCTGCGCGGCCGACCCCAGGATCAGCACGCCGAGGCGCGTTGCGCCAGTCGTGAACGCCGCGTCGTCTGCGCCCTGGATGATGACCTGGTAGCTGCCGGTGATAGTCGTGTCGATCCCGTTCCAGTCGACCACGACGGCGAACCGCGCGTAGGGCGCGGTCGACGACGTGTTGACGTTGAACGCCGGGGCCACTTGGCCCAAGTCGATGCTGCTGACGGTGCCGTTCGTGGCGGTGCCGGTCGCAGCTGTGTGCGACAGCGCTGCCGTGAGTCGGCTACCCTCTTCGAGGGCGAAGTTGTGGCATTGGTGTGCCATGCGTCACATCTGCGGCTTGGTCAGCCACGCCTCGTAGTTCATGCCCGAAGCGACCGTGCCCGCCACGACCGTGCGAATGCGAGCGTAGCGCAGCGGGCCGACGGTGTTGCCGTCCGTCGCGCTGGTGATCGCCACGTTGCTGCCGCTCAGGACGAGCAGGCCCGACGGCGGGGTGTCCGTCGCGTCGCCGTTGACCGTGCTGTCGCCGAAGCTGGTCTTCACCAGCTCGTAGACGCCCGACCCGAACGACGAGCTGTTGCTTCCCTGGACGATGATGTCGTAGCGCTCGTCGCCCGTAGCGACTTCGCAGGCCGTCCACGCGATGACCACGTCGAAGGCCGCGAAGCCCGGACCGAGGTCCACGATGTCGCTGCCGTCCGCAGTGGAGCCGACCAAGCCAGCGGCCTTGAGCCGGCCGTTGGCGTCGATGAGGTGGTTGAAGTTCTGGTGTGCCATGTGGTGATCCTCCTTGGATCAGGCGACGGCCGTGAGATCGGCGATGGTGTGGAGACGCGCCACGCAGCGCGGGTGAATGTCGATGACGTTGCAGTACCACTCGACGCGGGTGCGGAAGACCGGCTTGCTGTTCTGCTCGCCGAGGTCGCGCACGTCGATGCCGCCGTTCTGGATCATCTGCAGACCCATGTCCGAGCAGGACATCACGTAGATCGACGTGCGGTTGCTGCTCGCGCCCTCGTTGTAGCCGAGCTGCTGCAGGCTGGCCGCGGTGCCCAGAACGTCGGCCTCGATGATCGGCAGACCCGCGTAGGTCGTCACCAAGCGGCCGAACTCGTCGCGCGAAGTGGCCAACGACGCCGAGTTGCGCATGAAGGCCACGATGTTCACCTTCTGCTTCTTGGGCATCAGGATGTGCGTCGGGTTGTCGACCGCCTGAATGGCGGAGTCCAGGTCCTTCATCGACAGCGCATCACTGGCGCCCGTGTTGGCGATGATCTGGTCGGCGTTCTCGCCGGCGTCCTGAATGGCGTTGCCGCCGAAGCCGCCGCCGTAGCGGACCTGCAGGCCGTCGAAGCCGTTGATGTTGGCCGTCGCGCCGCCGGAAGCGGTCGTGCTGCCCTTGATGATCTGCTGCGCGATGGTCTGGCCGAGGAGCTTGGCCTTCAGGGTCTCGTGAGCCGACCGCACTTCCGGGCCGTGCGTCTGGACGAGGTAGCGGTCGACATCGAGGTCGCCGCCGATGATCTTCAGCGGGACCGAGCGCGTTTCGACCGTGCCAGCGGCCTCGGTGTACTGGCCGTTGACGGCCCGGAACTCGACGCTGCCCATGTTGGCCTCGCGCGTCCACGCGAAGCTGTTGCCCTGCACGTTGGTCATGACCATCGCGCCGAGGAGCGGAACCTCCGCGAACGTCTGGAGGATGCCCGCCTTCTTGAACTCGCCGTTGTTCTGCGCGATCAGCGCAGACTGATAGAGACTGACTGCCATTGGTGTTTCGTGTTGCGGTTGTTAGCCCGCAACGGAACACCAAATGCCGACAGCCCAGAGCTAGCGCGGGTCCGTGTTTGCACGGTTCAGCAGTTCCCTTGCGGGCAGAAGTGTCTGCCCTGGGTTCGCTGCGCGACCGGCACCGCCAGTCTGCGAGCCGCCACCGGATCCCCCGGTGCCTTGTGCCACGAACAAGCCGCGCGTCGAAGGTGCTTCCCGCATCTCCGTGATCAGCTCGTCGAATCCCATCGGGTCGCTTGATCCCGACTTCTTCGTGACGCGAGGCTTCCCGCCCGCGTCAACGATGGAATGCTTGAGGTTGCCATCCGCGTCCTCGTCGACGCGGATGTACTGCTTGGCCAGCGTCAGGATCGCGTCCATCGACTGCGACCCGCCGAGCTTGGCCACGACCGGGGCGAGTTCGCCCGCCACCATGCGCTCGCGCAGCGCGGCCGTCCGGGCCGTCAGCTTGCCTTCGAGCTTGGCGCGCTCCTCGGCCATCTTCGCGTTCACGGCGGCCTTGTAGTCGTCGATCTCCTTGCTGCCCTTGAGCTGGCCGGCCTGGAGCTTCTCCAGTGCCTCGCGCGCCTCGGAGGCCTTGGCCGGGTCGATGCCGTCGTAGGCCTTGACTGCGGCCTTGGCCGCGTCGCGCTCGCTGCGCGCCTCGGTCAGCGCCCGCTTCAGCCCGCCCACGTCCTCGACGCCCCAGCCTTCCTTGAGCGCCTCGACAACGAACTTGTCGCCGTTCTGCTTGGCGGCGTCGCGGAGACCCTCGGGCAGGTCAGTCAGGCTGTCGGCGATGATGCGGAACGGCATAGTGCCTTGGGGTGTATATCGGCAGGCGCACCGGCGCTAGGGGGTCGTCAGTTCGCGGATGCCTCGTCCGCCATCTGCGCGATGCGCTTGGCCACCGCCGCGCCGAGGTCGCGCACCGTGTCCGAGGCGTAGCCCGTGGCGTAGATGACTGTCGCCTCGACGCCGTTGGGCGCCGTCCCTCCGGCGACGGCGATCGACAGCCCCTTGCGGGTCATGTACGCGACCAGGTCGCCGGCGCGCGCCATCATGGCCTGAGTCAGGTCGGGGTCACTGTGCGGCTTCATGCGTCCTCGGGGTCAGGGATGCGGTCGAGCTGGCGCAGGCGGTCGATCGACAGCGGCTGCAGGTCCTTGCCGACCATCTGGGCGAAGGTCAGGTCGCCGGCACGCCACGCCGCGGCGCGCGTCGGGCCGAGCATCTCGTCCTGAACGCTGCGCGGCTGACCTTCCAGCCAATCGGGGAAGGTCGTCGAGGCCGGCACCGGCCCGTCCACGCTGGCGCGGTTGCCGACCTCGCGGCCGGTCCAAGGGACAATGCTGCTGCGGCAGTTCGGGTGCAAGGGAGGCATCGGACCCTTGCCCATCTCGAACACCTTGCCATCGTTGGCCGCGCAAATGATGGAGGTCTTGGAGTCGAGCGTGGCGACGAACTGGTACTGCTCCACGCCGAGGTCGGCGAACGTCTCGGCGCGGGTCGTGGCGCTGGCATGAGCCGCCGCCGTGCGCACCATGGCCCGCAGCTGGTCGACGTTGGAGCCGGAGAGCAGGCCGTCCTCGAAGTCGCCGGCGCGGGTGCCGCGCAGGGTGCGCACGATCTCGTCCGTGGTCAGCCCGCGCTGCACGCCGGTCTGGACGGCGAAGCGCACGTTGTCCACGGCCCCGTTGTCGCCGCCCACCAGCGAGCCGAACCACTCCTCAGTGGTCGCGCCGAGGTAGGGCCGCTGCTCGACGGCGGCCTCGATGCGCGGCAGGCTGACCGGCCGCGCCGTCTCGATGCGCAGCACCTTGCGGGCGCTCTCCTGCACCCAGTCGGCTTCCTGCTTCACGAGCTGGCCGAGGTTGGCGCGCGCCTGGTCCTGCACCCGCCGCATGCCCTGCCGCACCAGCGCCTCGGCCTCGGCGATCAGCCGGCGCAGCTCGGGCGTCGTGGCGATCGTCACGTCCTGGCCTCGGCGCTCGAACGTCGCCATGCCGGCGGCGACGCGCTCCACGACGGGGCGCACGACAGTGCGACGGAACTCCTCGGCGGCGTCGTCCTGGATGCCCCTGACGGCCCGCGCGACGAGGATCTCGTGCCGGTAGAACCGTTGGAGCCACGTGTCCGCATGCTGCCGCAGCGCGGCTCGTAGGCGTTCCTTGACCCCAGGCGGCAGGCGGGAGCTGGTCACGGCTCGATCACGTCGTGGGTGAGCGGGCAGCGGCGCAGAAGCCACGCCGCCCGCGCCCGTTCGAAGGTGCGCAGGACGCCGGTGGACGCGCCGCAGATGTCGCACTTGGCCAGGTAGCCCGTGTGGATCATGCCGCCTTCCTTGAGCGGGTCGTAGGTCTTGAACATGTAGCCCGTGCCGCCGCAGCGGCAGGCCTGGTTGAGCTTGCCGTCGCCGATCACGTCTCGGCCTCGGCTTCGTCCTCAGCCTCCTCGGCTTCGTCCTCCTCGTCCTCCGCCTCGGCGGCTGGCGCCTGCCGGTCGCGCTCGACGCTGGCGAGCATCGCCTGCATCTGCGCCTCGACGGTGCGCTCGCGGCCCAGCTCCACCTGCGCAGCCAACGCCTCGGGGTCGTCGACCGTGGACAGCACGCCGCGCACCGCGAGTTCGCGCAGGCCGACGGCGAGCGGGATCTGGCCGGCGGTCATCAGGCCTTGGATCACCGGCACGTCCTGCGCCTTGCCCGACAGCAGCGACGAGTCCCGGTAGAGCGTCCAGTCGAAGTCCTCCGGCAGCTCGACGCCGGCGGCCTCGGCGGCCAGCTCGATGCCGGCGTAGATGGCCCACTCCAAGCCCTCAATCCACCGCTGCGCCTCCGACTTCTCGTTGCTGTCCGCGCGCACCTCGCCCGTGGCTGTCGCCGGGCCGCCGACGGCCATCATGGGCTGCATGCCCAGCGCCATGCAGCGTTCCTCGATGCGCTTGATCTCGACCTCGCCGGCGGCCAACGACGTGCCCGCGATCTCGACGAAGCTGATGTCGAGGTCGCTGCTCGTGTCCGTGAACGTCGAGCCGGGGCCTACCTCGGGCCGCGCCTCGGCGACCGTCGACGACGCGCCGGCGACCTTGAGGATGGGCGAGCGGCAGTAGTGCAGCGCCTCGCCCTGCATGCTGAGGCTGTTCCAGTGGGCGACGTTCTGCCAGCCGAGGTCCTCCATCGGCGGTTCGCCGTGCAGCGTGCCGATGCGCTTGGTGTAGCACGCCACGACCGGCACGCGGCCAAACCCGTGCTCGATCGTCTCGCCGAGGCGGTAGCCGCTCAGGTACTCGCGCGCGGCGTTCTGTTCGCGGTCGGGGTCGTGCTCGCTGCCGCTGCGATACCAGCGCTCGACGCGCTCAGGCGTCCACCGCTCCACCATGTCGGCCAGCACGTCGCCGCCGCCGACGGGCGAGGACTCGTAGTACCAGTTGCGGATGCGAAGCTCGACGACCTCCTCGACGCCGTTACGCATGCGGGTACGGCAGCCGACGAGGTTGTCGGGGTGGATGCGGCGGAAGTACGGACGCGCGTCCATGGCGTCGGCCTCGGGCAGCGTGAGGCCAGCCGTCGGCACGTTGTCGACGAGGAACAGGCCGAGGCCTCGGTCGATGGAGTCCTCGTAGATCATCTGGGCGAACGACGACAGCGACGTGCCCTGCCGGTCGGCGTTGGACAGCAGGCGGTCCAGAGGCTCCGGCAGCTCGCCGCTGATGGTCGGCGGCTTCATGAACGGCAACGACGCCAGCTTGCGCACCGTGCGGTCGTAGATGGGGAACAGCACCGTCCGCGCCAGCCGCTGCGCGTAGCGGTCGCGCGTCTTGGCCTCCTTCTTCGTCGCCGGCGTGAACTTGCCGCCGGCGGCTCGCATTGCGCGGGTGCCGCTGCGCAGGACGCGCACCAGCTCCCAGCTGTCTTCCATCTCGCGGCGCACGCCGCTCCAAGTTCCTACGTCGTTGGCCATGTCGTCACTCGTCGAAGCTGGAGACGCGCGCCGCGATGCTGTGCGCCTCCGAGATGTAGTAGCCGATCGCGTCGGTGAGGTGCGTGAGGCCCTTGGCCTCGCTGCCCTTCTTGTCGATCTCGCCGCTGCCGCCCTTGAGCAGCGTGACGCCCTCGAAGTCCTTGACCACGTTGGGCGCGCGCGCAGGGTCCACGAGCAAGCGCACGACGCCGCTTGAGGAACGCAGCCGGGAGTTGACTGCGTTGAGCCGGTCGCGCACGTAGGGCGGCTTCTTGGCCACGCGCCAGCGCAGGCGCTCGCCGAAGGCCGGTACGAGGACCTGCCGCACCAGCTGCCAGTCGGTTCCCTCGGTCTGGCTGGTGTGCCGCGCGCCGCCGGCGGGGTCGCCGTAGAGGTACACGTCGGCTGGATGCTTGCCGTAGTCGGCGACGAGCTTGCGGCAGACGGCGGGCGTGTTGCTGTTGCGCGGGATGTGCACCTCGCCGACGACGCACGTGCGCGTCTCGCCGTCGAGGTACTGCTCCTGCATCACGACGGCGGTGCCAGGGTCGACATTGAAGTCGAGACCGATGATCAGCGGCTTGGCCTGGTCAACGGCCAGCTTGCGCAGGTGGTCCTTCGGCGACCACGGGTAGTAGGCGAGGCCCTCGAAGGACACCCACTGCGCTTCGTACTCCTGCGCGAACGTCAGCGGGTCGAGGTCGGCGCGCGCCTGCTCGATCTCGGCAGGGTCCACGACCGTCGCGCTGGTCCAGGTGAACGACTCCCAGCCGGCGCGCGTGCCCGACAGCGAGTACAGATCGTAGAACAGGCCGCGACCCTTGGGCCGGCCGGTGAACCATGCCCAGCCAGGCGGGCGCCCTTTCGTCGACAGCGCCGGCCGGATGCTCTGCTCCCAGCTCTCGCGCTTCACCTCGGCAATCTCGTCCACCACGATGCCGTCGAGCGGCACGCCTTCGATGCGCTGCGGGCGGTCGAGGCCGACGACCATGAGCTGGCTACCCACCTTGTAGCGGATGGTCAACTCGGATTCGCTGACGCCGGCGACCCACTCGCGCGGCGACAGTGCCTTCAGGTCGTTCCAGAAGATGCGTTTGGCCTGGTCGCGCGTCGGCGCGGCGGCGACGAAGGTCGGGCGCGCTACGCCGGTGATGCCGGCGAGGGCACAGCGGACGAGGTGCCGCTTGCCGCGCTCGGTCTTGCCGCTGCGGCGGCCGGCGGCGACGACGCGGAAGCGCGCCGGCGAGCGGATGAGGCGCAGCTGCTCGACGTGCGCGTCCAGCGGCGTCCAACGGTCAGTCAGCACTGCGGCCCTCCAGGCGGTCGATCGCGTCGAGGTCCGCGCGCAGGCGCGTGGCGTCGTCCATGGTGCCGTCCTCGATCGCCTCGGCCTCCATCAGCAGGCGCGTGCGGTCCAGGTCGTTCTTCTCCAGGCTGGCGATGGCTTTGACCACGGACGCAATCTCGCGCGGCGACTCGCACGCCGGCAGGCTGTCGATGAGCTTCCGGCTGATCTGCTCGCGCTGCTCGTCGGTCAGGCTGTCCGTCCACGCCTTCTGCTTGGCCAGGCTGGCAATCATGCGCGCCGCGGCCCTGGGCTTGGGCTGCTTCTCGGAACCCCCTCCCTTTGCCTCGGGGTCGGTCACTCGTCCACCGTGCAGGCACACGTCGTCATCATCACGCACCCGCAATGTCTGCACGTAGTCTGCACCGTCATGGAACTGTGGTCGGCATGCTAGCGCGAGGTCAAGCCCTACGCGACCGAAGGACGTGCGCTATCCACGCTGCATGCTCGGCTGGGTCGTTTCGGACCCACGCTGGCGCAGTCTCCAGGACGATGGCCTCGATGAGCGCGGCGTCGATCTGCGCCGGCGTCCTGGCACGCTCGCCGCGCGTGACGTGACGGCACGGGCCGCAGTAGGCGCGGGCGTCGCCGTACTTGGTCTTGCCGCACCGCTGGCACTCGTCGAAGTACGGGTCGAGCGACTTGCGGCGGTCGGCGTAGCGCCGGCGCGCGTCGCGCAGGCACTGCCTGCAGACCATGTTGCCCTTGTGCTCGACGAGGGCCGAAGGCTGCGCCACGTCGTGCCCGTTGCGGCAGTGGTTGTTCTGCCGGAAGTTGCCGGCTCCGGGCCGGTAGTGACCGTCGGGCACGCAATGCGTATCGGCTGGTCAGGCGCCGTCGGTCTCGGTCGGCTCCTTGGCCGAGATCGCCTCGGGCGGCAGGGCGGCGCGCAGCTCGGCGTCGATGCGCGCGAGGCCGCCGAAGACGATGGCGACGATCTGGCTGAGCTCCGTGTTCACGCGCGCGAACTCGGCCAGCTCCTTGCCCAGCTTGGCGATCGTCGCCGGCAGGTCGGCCTCGTCGATGGTGTACTCGGGGAAGGCCGCGCGCAGGGCGTCAGCAATCTGGGTCGTCGTCATCGTCGGGAGTCTCGGGTGCCGGCGGGTCGAACGCTAGGTACTCGTGCGCGGCGTGGTCGTGCAGCGGGCGGCCCTTGCGCGGCTTGCCGAACTTGGCGCGCTCGATCGCGTCGTGCAGGTGCCAGTAGACGTGCTTGGTGGCGTGCGTGGCCAGGACGCAGCCGAGGGACGGGTCGAAGGTCAGGCAGGCTCGCCAGAGGCCCAAGCGGGCGGCCTGCATGAGGTCGTCGCGGTCGATGCCGGCGACGCGCGCGCGCCAGACGCCGAACCGGGCGACGTGCCAGCCGAGGTGCTGCTCGTACGAGGCGTAAGCGGCGAGCTGCGCCTCGGTGGGAGGTGGTAGCTGTTCCCTGCGTCTTACGGTGCGGCGACGGCCCACAGTGCGCGGGAGTGTACCGCCCGCGCGGTGTCCATCTGCGACGGTGTTGCCAGCAGCGGCCAGACCATCGTGGAGCGGCGCGTCTGGACCTGCCCGGACACGTAGCGCGTGCCGCCGGGGATGAGCGTTCCGCCGCCGGTCCACAGGGAGCCATGGCCCCAGGTCATGGACACGGACTTGCGCAAGATGTCGACCGTCGGCCACGCCGAGGTCGAGGTGTGCACCGATCGCGTGGTGATCTCGGCCAGGTACGGCATCTCGGCGCACCAGCGGGCTTCGACGACGGCGACGAGCCACGGCTGCGGCCGCACCACGGCGCGCAGGACGAGGTACGGGCCGTCGACGGTCTCCGAGGACCACCAGAGGGCCGAGCCGTCGAGCTGCGCGACGCCGCCGTGCGTGGTCTGCCAGTCGGGCTGCAGGCCGACCGGGCGCCAGGACGGGACGCAGGAGGCGAGGTTGAGCGTCGCCGAGCCGCCCGGTGGCAGGGTCATCCAGACGTACACCGGGGCCTCGCCGGGTTCGGGGTCAGCGCCGGCGACGTACGACTCGGGGCCGGACGGCAGGAAGCCGCTATGCGCCGGCGGCAGCACCGTCGAGACGGCGCGGTGCCAGCACGACACCGGCCAGCCGGTGGGGTTGTGCGCGGTGACGAGCTGCGCGGGGAGGGAGGAGACGAGGAGGGCTAGGAGGAGGGTTCGCATGGAGAACTACGCCGACTCCTCTGCGGCAAGCACCCTCGACACCTTGCGTTCGTTGGTGAAGTAAGCGGCCATCTGTACCGCAAAGTCCTCGCGCTTTTGCTCAGGGAACAAAGGCTGCGACGCCCTGCTGTTTGCCAACAAGGTGAACGCGATGAACGTCAACTGCTCGTCATCCTGCTTGTCCTGAAGGGCTTTGATGCCAGGGACAGACTCGTTCAGTCCGATTCGCTTACCGCTGCACTCGATCTTGCCAATGCGCTTGTCCGCTGCGTCTTCGTAGAAATCCACCGTCAAGCCAGAGCCGCTGCCGCTTTTCGGGGCGTTCGGATCGCGCGGGCCGCGTGCCGGACCTCCTTTCTGACGATGCCATCCGCTGGGCTTGTTCCGTTCTCCTAGCGCTCCCGCAAGGCGTTGCGAAATGGCCAAACGCAATCCGTCGATCCGCAGCATGAGCGTCTGCGAACGGACCTTTTCGAGCAGCGGCTTGATGTGCGGATACGCCAGCTCCGCCAAGTCGTCCCAGTGCGCATCCGTCACCGAGCCTTTGTTCGTTCCCAGTGCCCAAGGGCCGAACAGGTCCACCAACATGGCAAACCCAGAGCTGCTGTATTCGCCGAGGCCGTGGCCTTCGTTGCGGATGATGAAGCGATGGCCGTAGGAGTAGGAAGCCCCGTACCAGCCTGACGAGTCCTGCGGCAACAGAATGCCAGCGCGCAGCCTGGCCTTCCTCGGACCGATTGCCAACTCGACCTGCACCGACTCGGCCCAGGCTGGATCTTTCGCCGGAGCAATCGAAACCGACTTGCCGTCGATGATGAACTGGATCTGTGAGCCGTTGCGCAGAGCCGGCGCAAACACTCGCCCCAGGTTGTTCTTCAGGATGTCCCAGTCCTTGGCGTTCAGCCACCGCCGGCGGATGTTCTTGAACGTGATGGTCGTTCCGCGCCCATCGACGAGCTGCTGCTGTGCAACGTCTGGAAGTACTACCTGGGCGCGTTGGATGAAGTACGACCGCTGCTTCAGTTGATCGCCCCAGCACACGAAGATGGAGCGCGTCGTGCCATCGTGTGCCGTCAGGATGGTCGTTGTGCCTTCGTGGCCGCAAAGCCACTGGCTGGCGTCCTTCAGGCCGACGCCGTATCGGCCCAGCATGTTGGGCTTGTTCTTCTTGGTGCTGTACCCGCGCTGCAGCATCTTGTCGGGGACGGGGCAGCCTTCGCCGTTGTCTCGGACGGTGACCCTGCGTTCCTTCGTGGCGATCTCGATGACCACGCGCGAGCCGTTGGCGTCGAAGCTGTTGTCGATCAGGTCGCCAAGTGCCGACTCCCAGGAGAGATGATCGCGGTTCAGATCGGCTTCCAGCAGGTCGATCGACGGGCTGAGATCAACGAGGGCTTCTTCGTTCGTGTGCATGTCGGTCACGGCTTGAGCTGGTTGGCGATGATTTCGAGGTGGTTGACGAGGGCTGCCCGCAGATCGCTGTGCTGCAAAAGCGCATCAGCAACGGCTTGCGTCACTACGGACTGAAACTGTTCCAAGACTTCCCGCTTGGTCTTGCTGGTGGGCTTCTTGGCCTTCGGCGGTTCTTGCGCTTCTGGCTCCGAGTCCTTGCGCATGGCCTTGGCCTCGGCGCGGGTTGTCGCTGGGGTGACCTTGCCAGCTTCGATGGCGGCCTCAAGGGCCGGGGCGGTCATGGTCGCCAGCTCGTAGACCGTGTTCAGGTCGGTGGGCAAATCTGTCTCATGAGACACATTTCCAATGACCGGATGCTCGGCCATAACCATCAGCTTCTTGCCCCAGCGGTACGAGAACTGGAACGCCCCCTCGTTCGGCTGCTCGTGGTCGCTGAACCAGCGGCCGAACTCGCCGTGCTTGCTGGCCGCGCGCAGGTCGTTCAGCGCCCTACCAACGGCAATGCCTTCCTCCAGGCCCTTGCGAAGGGCGCCCTCGAAGCGTCCCCACGCCTTGCGTACAGCACCAGCTAGGGACACCGCCAGCTTGCCGTCTTCCTCGGCGGCCTTGACGGTGATGAACTTCGCTCCGGATCTCGTCGATGTCGTGACCATTACTGTGCCTCCTTGCCCTTCAGGGCCTGGATCTTCGCGTCCATCTCGGCCCGCTCCCAGTGCGTTGAGCACCGATCGCGCGCCTCGTACAGCTCCAGCAGCGCCGCCGAGCGCCGCAGCTCGTCCTGCTCCCACTGCACGCCGTTGCGCACCGGCTTCGGCTTCGGCGTCGCCGTCTGGGTCTTCCGGCGCAGTTGGTAGGTGCACTTGCGGCTGCAGGTCGTCGCGCGGTCGTGGGCCAGGAACGCCATGCCGCAGTGCACGCACTCGCGCAGCTTGCTGCGGTGTTCGCGCTTGGCCTTCTGGCGCCCGTTGTTCTCGTCCGTGCAGACCTTGCAGTGGACCCTGACGCCGAACTTGGTCTCGTACACGCGCCGACGGCCTGGCAGGGTCAGGTCGTGCCCGCGCGGGCAGGTCGTGCGCTCCAGGGCTTTGACTCGGCTGCGCATGTACAGGTCCAGGCTCTCGTGCTGCAGGGTGCGTCGTTTCGCATCGGGGATGCCCAGCCGCTCTAGCATGAGCAGCCGGGCGAACGGGTGCGGCTGCGGCGCGTCCCAGATGAGCCGCCGCAGCGCCGCAGTCTCCTCGCCGGTGGTCAGTCGCCGGCGTACCGCGAACTCGGCGGGTAGACCGAGTCCATCGGCGGCGTCGCGGGCGTCGCCGGCGGCGTCGTCATGGCGAGGTGCGCCTCGATCGCGCCCTCGATCTGCTGCAGCTCGACCAGGGTGCATTCGGACAACCTCTGCTTGGTGATCTCCTGCTCGCGCATCAGGGCGAACAGCTCGTCGCGCTTGACGCCGGCGGCCTTGCACCGGTCGGCGATGCGGCGGGCGAGGTTGGCGACCTCGACGGCTTCGGGGTCCGCCGGCGTCGCCGTGATCAGCGCGGGCTTCGGCTCGACTGGCGCCGGCGCGGCCGCAGGGGCAGGAGCGCCCTGCAGCCACTGACGCAGCGTCGTAGCGAACTCCGCACCTGGGCGGCTGACCAGCGCGCCGGCCAACGAGCTGCAGCGCGTCTTCGTGACGAGCAGGCTGTGCTCTTGGTCCAGGTCGCCGACGACGTCGAACTCGTACTCCAGCCCGTCACGCTGCACGGGAGCCAGGCCGACCTTACGGATGCGCGTCTTGCCGCGCTCGTCCTGCTCTTGAACCCATTCCGTCTTCGCGCGCATGGTAACGATCAGGTGCGCATTGCAGCTGACCATGGAGTCCACCATCTCGTTATGCAGCGGTGTCACGTCGCGCCACGCGGCGAAGCTGTTCGGCGTGCGCGCTCTCTTCGCGGCCTGATCGACCATCTCCAGGGCACCACCCTTGCCTGACCATGCATGCGACAGGCTGTCGATGACGACGATGTCGTATCCGGCCTGCTCGGCATCACGGATCGCCGCGACGTAGTCAGTGGGTGAATGCCGATCGAGATTCAGCACGTCGAAGTCGAACAGGTCGGCGTACTTCGACGCGCTGCCGCGCTCGGTGTCGATGACCGCAACGCGACCACCGGGCACGAGGTGCTTGGCGATTGCCAGCGCCGAGAAGGTCTTGCCCGTTCCAGCCGGGCCGATGAGTGCAAGCCGCAGCTTGCTCTCGAACTTGGTTGCTTTCGCGAATCGGGATTGCATCAGAGGTCTCTCCAGTTCTTGGCCACCGTGAGGGAACGGTAGCTGGTGGGCTTCACCGATGTGGTGTAGCCCGCACGGGTCACGACTTTACTCGACACGATCGGTTTCCCCGTCAGAAATCCGATCGCGTGCTCGGCGTCGCCGAGCGTGTTGCGGATCTGCAGCTCGACGGCCTCGACCTGCGCGTCGAGCGTGCCGATCTGCTCCTTGAGCTGCTCGCGCTGGCCGAGCAGCTCGACGATGGCGTCCGTGGCCGGGATCGTCTTGCCCTCGGCGGCGTAGGCGTTGCGGCGCGCGTCGGCGAGGTCGGTCGCCGGCGGCGGCGTCATGGTCACGACGTACTGCCGCCACCACGCTTCGACCTGCGAGTGCAGCCGGCGGCCGAGCTCCGCGTCGTGGCGAAACGGCACGGCCTCGACGCCGAGGTGCTCGACGATCTCGCGCGGCGTCAGGCCGACGATGGCGCGCATGTCCTCGGGCCATGTCAGGACCAAGAACTCGCCCTCCTCCAGGTCGAGCACGTCGAGGTACCACTGCGCCTGGACGCGGTAGTAGTCGGGGATCGTGCCACCCCAGGCCTTGCTGGTGGTCTTGACCTCCAGCAGCGTCTGCCAGCCGTCGGCGTTGGTCGCCAGAGCATCGGGCGAGGCGTGGCGCCAGCCGGTGATGGACGGCTCGGGTGCCACCTGCAACTCGTGCGTCCGGTGCGTCTCGGCCCATGCGTCGAGGATGGGCAGCTCCATGCGCAGGCCGGCGCGCATCGCCGGCGTGTCGCGCTCGTCGCGGACGCCGAGGGCCTTCTCGCGCCACACGTCGAGCGGCGTGCGCCACGGCGACAGGCCGAGGATGGCGGCGACATCGCTGCCGCCGACGGTCTTGGTGCGGTCGAGCATGGTCACGCCGTCGGGGTCAGGAGGTAGAGGAGGAACAGCAGGACGGCTAGGAGGCCAGCGCAGACGGCCTCCAGCGTCGCGGGGTCGCGGCGGCGGCTCACGGCTTGGCCTCCTGCTCCAGCCTGGTCGGAAGCGTTTCGCCCAGCACGCGCAGGCAGTACCACGACCAGGCCGAGTACAGATCCTGACGCGCTTGGGCGATCTGCCCCAAGTCGAACGCCTCGCACTTCGACATTGCGTCTCGGGCATCGCCGTAGAGCGACGGCAGGTCGCGGATCAGCGGCCACAGCTCGCGCAGGGCCTTGGCCGCGTCGAGGTGCTTCTGCATGTTGGGCGTGTCGATCACAGCTCGCCCTCCTGCAGGTGCCAGTACAGGCGGCGCACTTCGGACACGCCGGCGCGCGCGTCCTTCTCGGCTGCGATCTCGCAGGCGATGCGCAGCGTCTCCTCGTCGCCTTCGTCCAGCGCCAGATGGCGCAGCTCGTCGAACATCTCCGCTTCGGTCATTCGCTTCAGCATGGTCGGTCTCCTTGAGGGGTGGTCGGTATACGGAATCGGAATCGGCATCGCAAGCTTAATCGGCGAGCGTCGCGCGGGCGTCGGCGTGCAGGCCGTAGCGGGCCTTCGCGTCGGCCTTGTCGAGCTGCATGCGGCGCTGGGCCTCGGCGATGACGGGCGCCAGGTCCTGGTACTTCATCGCGCCGGTGCGCGTCGGCCACGCGACGCCGATGGCGGCGAAGACCGCGATGCCGGGCGAAACGTGCGTCAGGCCGAACACGTCGCGGATGCGGTCAGCGACTGCCATGGCCATGCTGTGCCCGCTCTGCTTCTGCAGCACGACGACGAACTCGTCGCCGCCGACGCGGAAGGCGTGGTCGTAGTCGCGGATGCTGGCTGCCAGCCGACGCAGCGCGGCGTCGCCGGCGTCGTGGCCGAGGTGGACGTTGGCGGCGTGCAGGTTGGCGACGTCGATCGCCAGGACGGCGTAGTCGCGCACCGCGCCGGCGACCAGCTCGGCGGCCAGGCCGTCCAGGCTGCGGCGGTTCCGCAGCCCGGTCAGGTGGTCGGTGCGCGCCGCGCGGCGCTCGGCCTGGAGCAGCTCGCGCAGGCGGATGATCTCGCGTTGGTAGGGGTTCATGGGTCAGACCTCCTCGCTCAGCGGGCCGCGTAGACGCCGGAGGGCAGGACGAGCAGCGCCGCGTCGACGAGGTCGGCCAGCGTCCAGTTGCGCAGCGCGCGCGCCGGGCAGAAGTGCAGCGCCGTCTCGCGCGCCTGCGCGTCGAGCGCCGGGTCCGTCGAGCGGACACCGACGAAGGCCGCAACGGCGCGCTGGCCGTGGCGGGTGCCGAGGAAGCGGATGAGGGACTTGGTCGGGGTCGAGGTCGTCATGGGTCAGGTTTCCGTGTAGGTCCGGCACTGCGCCGGTGCGCCTACTATCGGCATCGGCATCGTAAATGTCAAGCGAGCGTGCGAGAATCCGGGCGGGAATCTTTTCCTGGTCTAGATCCGGTCGATGACGACGGCGCAGCCTGGGGCCTCGGTGCCCTGGACGTAGATCTTCTGCACCACCATCCGGGCAACCTGCGCATCGTCGCACCAGATGCCGGCGTCGCCCAGCGCGTCCAGGACGGCCTTGGCCAGGTTGTCGGCGTCGGGCTTGGTCGTGTGCCACACGTCGACCTTGCGCGACTTGGGGCGCGGCATCAGGAACGTCAGATGCACCGACAACGGACCACGCAGCGGCTCCGGCGTCGAGCACTTCGCCAACGCTGCGCGCCGCACCTCGGCCTTCCAGCCGTCGGCCGTGTCCGGCGTGTAGACGCCCGCGTGCCGGCCTCGCGCGAACGCCTTGACGCGCGGCTGCGCCTTCGGCGTGCCCTCGACCCAGAACTCCAGGGCGCTCACGTCACCCTCCAGACAATCGCGTGGCGCCCGCTGCTGCGCTGCCGCCGCATGCCGCTGTCCTCGACCAGGCCGCACAGCACCAGCTCGGCGCGGCGCGTGCGGATGCCGCTGGCCGACTGCATCGGCGCGCTGCTGCTGCGGTAGGCGTCGATGATGTCCTCGTCGCTGCCGCCGCCGATCGCGCGGATGATGTCGAGCACGGCCTGCCGCTTCTCGGTCATCTCGCCGATCGATCGCGCGGCATCGTGCGAGGTGTCGGGGTCGGTGCTGCGCGCGCGGGCTTCGAGCTGCTGGTGAATCCAGCCGGCCATGGCCTGCACCTCGTCCTGCGTCGCCAGCTCGGGGTAGCGGGCCAGCGTCTGCAGGCGGAACGGCGACGGCAGGCGGATGCGGTCGGCGGTGGTCACGGCGTCTCCTTGGCGTAGGGATGTTGCAGCGCCCGCCGCACGATGGCGACAAGGGCTTCGGCTTGCTGTCGCTGTGCTTCAACTACGGCGGGCGTCCAATCGACTTCGCACCGTGAATCGGCGGCGCGTGCAGCCGCCCAGCACAGCCAGACCTCGGCCCGGTTTCGGTCGACAACGGCACCGCGAAGCAACGGTTGCGCTCGCATCCGGGCTGCGTACTGCGCAGTGCCCTGCGACACGATCGCGCGCTCAACGAGCCGCTCGCACTCGGCGATCCACTCGTCGCGGATGGCGTCGAAGTCGATGGCCGTGGAACCGCGCATCGTGAGGGCGTCGCAGAGCCACTGCGGAAAGGCGGTGGTCACGGCGTCTCCTTCGCCGCGAGCGCGGCCTTCAACGCCTCAAGCATCGTGTCCATGCTGTTCCGGTTGCCCTCAATGTTGGCCGTGTACCACGGCA